TGACCGTGATTTGACCGTGAATTATTTGGCGTTTTCGCGGGGGATTGCGGTAGGTTGGAGTCTTATTCAAGGGGTGTGGGCTTTACCGGCCCGAAACAAACAGGAGGAACAGGACATGAAGAAGATGCTGGCAATGGTGGCGGTGGTCGCGGTGGTAACCGTGTGCGCCGGGTGGGATCAGGTGAAACGCTCGATCTATGAGCTGCAGGTGCAGACGCTGACGGTCGATGGCACGATCAACGGCGTGCCCGTCGCGACCGCACTGCCTGCCGGGGCGACGTTCGCCCAGGCGGATACGAACACGACGACGACGACCACGAGTTACACGCCCGCTTTCGTGGGGCAGGTACTCGTTGGTGGTGCCGGCACGGGCACGAATGGCGTGTGGGTCGCCAATGGTGTGACGACGAACTCATGGGTTCAAGTGCATTGATTTCGGAGCGGGCCTTGGTGCGGGAGTTTCTGATCCTTTCGCCCGTGCCTGGCTGATACCGGAAGCCCCGGCAGGTTCATTCCTGCCGGGGTTTTTTCGTGTCGATAAACAGCCAAAAGAAAGAATGTTGCATTTTGGTTGTTTGTGGTTTTGCGGGTGCCGGGCGTAAAGTGTCAATTATGACAGCGAAAAGGACGGTAAAACGTAAGCAGTCCGCACAGGTGCGCGAGGCGCGCGCAGGGGCACCGCAAACCCCGCCCGCGCGCGCGAGCGCGAAAGCTGCCGCGAAGCAGCCTGTAGCCAAAGGCAAGGCGCGTGCGAAGATATTGACAGATAAAGTGTCAAAGGCCGTCAAGACGGCGGCGAAACCGCCGCCGCGCAAACCATCCCCGAAGAAGCCCCCGACAAGGCGCGTGAAAGCGGCTGCAACGCCGGTTAAGGTCAAGGGCAAGGCAAACACACGCGCGGCGGAGCCGAAAGACCCTGGGCGGCATAGCGCGTATTCCTCGCAGCTTCGGGACAAGATATGCGACCAGGTGGCGTCCGGTGTTTCCTGGCGCGCGATCGAGAAGGCTGGCGTCGCGACACAGCGGCAACTCTCTACCTGGCTACGGACAATCCCGGAGTTCCACGAGCATTATGCCCGTGCCCGTGAGGCCCGCGCGGAATCCATCGTGGCCGACATCGAGAAGCAGCTTGCCGACCTGGGCGCGGAACCGGCTTTCGGGCAGCTTAATGCGGCCCGGCTACGGATCGACACGCTCAAGTGGCAGGTGAGTTGTTACTACCCGCGCATGTACGGGACCAAGGTACAGGTGGATGCAACGGTAACAAACCAGACTGTCGCGCAGTACGATTACGCCCGTCTGTCCGATTCGGACGCGAAGGCGCTGCGCGTGCTGCTAGCTAAATGCAGGGTGACCGCTGATGAAGACTGACGACCGGGCCGAACTGGCCAAACTTCCCGATCCCGATGTGTATGCGCTGCTGGCCAACATCTGCAAGCGTGACTTCTATGAGTTCGTGCAGACGTTCTGGAGTACAATCGTCAAAGAACCTCCGGTATGGAACTGGCATATTCAGCTTCTCTGCGATGAATTACAGATCGTCGCCGAGAGGGTGTTCAGGCGCGACCCGAAGGAATATGACCTGATTATCAATGTGCCGCCTGGATCCTCGAAATCTACCGTGTGCTCGCAGATGTTCCCTGCCTGGTGCTGGACACGCGACCCGACGCTACGTTTTATCGGTGGTTCCTACGAATACGAAGTTCAGATGGAACAGGCCGAAGCGCAACGCCAGATAGTGTCCAGCGAGTTGTATCAACGCATGTTCCCGGATGTGCGGCTGCATCCGACCCGAAATGCCCGCCACAATTACCGAACAACCGCAGGCGGGCAACGGTACAGCCGTGGTGTTGGCGGTGCTATTACCGGTGTCCACGCCCACATTCAACTTGTCGATGACCCGCTCAATCCGAAAGAGGCGGCCAGCAAGGCCGACATCAAGGCAGCCAACCACTGGATGACGCAGACATTATCTGGCCGCAAGGTCGATAAGCGGCTCACACCACTGATCCTGATTCAACAACGATTGCATGAGGATGATCCCAGCGGCCAGGCTTTGCGCACACGTCCCAGCGAGATACGGCATATCTGTCTGCCGGCAGAGGATACGGCCGATGTGCGCCCGCCTGAACTGCGTTCAATGTACAAAGATGGTCTGTTTGATCCTGTCCGCCTGCCACGGTCTGTCCTCAATAGCGAGAAGATCGTACTCGGGTCATTCGGCTACAGCGGCCAGATGCTCCAACGTCCGTCACCCGAAGACGGCGGCATTGTCAAACGCGGCTGGTTCAAGATATTCACAATGGAGGATGTTCTCGGGCTGGCGAGGATATGGATGCCGGGAGCGCCAGTATGGAATTTTACTGCCGATCTGGCATATACCAAGGACGAGATAAACGATCCATCCGCCGTTCTCGCTTATGCCCGCATCGGCCCCTATGTCGCAATCAGAAACGTGAAGGCAGCACACCTTGAGCAACCGGAGCTCGAACGGATGCTGCCCGCCTGGACAACATCAAACGGATACAGCGAACGTAGCGTGCTGCGGATCGAACCTAAGGCCAACGGGCTTTCGACTATCCAGAACCTGCGGGCTCGCACCGGTATCAACGTGACCGGCAGCAAAGCCCCCGAAAAAGACAAGGTGGCTCGATTGCGTGATGTCTCGCCGCTGATAGAGTGCGGCCGTGTTATCCTGATTGATGGCGACTGGATTGAAACATTCCTGGATGAAGCCTGCAAAGTGCCGTTCGCCAGGCACTGGGATATGACTGATTGCCTGATGATCGCGCTTGATCAAGAGGCAAAGGCGGGGCTGGGCTCCGCCTCGATGGACCGGACCCGATCAACCGACGGTTTCGCCGCCACCGGCAAGGCGGCCAGGACAGCCGCGGAGGTGTGGGATGGACTTGTCTAAGCTGGTGCCGATACCGGCACATCTACGCCTGCGCGGCGGGGCAACGCACTGCCTGCCCTGCGCAATGCCACCGCCGGCAGCAACACCAACACCACGCCATGATGTTGCCGGGGAAGGTAAAAAGCAGACGGAGGCGAACGCGACTGAACGCGAGGCGGCGCGCGTGCTGCGGTTGCCCGAAGCGATGCTGTTCGAGGGGCGCACGTTCGATGTGCTGGGCGGCACGCATTCCTACACGCCGGACTGGTGGGTGGAGGCCGACCGCACCGCCGTGGAGGTCAAGAGCGAGCATATCCACAGCCGGGACTCCCGTATCCTGTTCGATGCGGCTCGCGCGGAATACCCCTCCGTGACCTGGATCTGGGCACGCAAGCGGACCCGCGGACGCAAGGGGCCGCGCTGGGAGATCGAGGTATATCCGGCGCGTTAGAAACTTTGTTTCATTTCAGAACTTTGCATTTTGGCGATTCCCTCGTTTATGCTTTCCCCATAGGTTAAATGCGGGGTTATGAAATGCCACTGGTGAACATACAGAGCAACGCGGATCTGGATAGGAAGGCGCAGCAGGAGCAGAGCGTCGCCGAGGCCGAGAAGGCCGCGCTTGCCCCGCCGATGCTGGCGATCGCCTCGCACATCCAAGCCCAGTACGCGGCGGCCCGCCAGCACAAGGACATGTACATCACCCCCCGCCTGATCGCCTGCCGCAAGCAGAAGGCGGGCGAATACGACGGCCTGACGCTTGAGAAGATCAAGGCGGCGGGCGGTTGCGCGGACTTCTTCAACATCACCGAGACCAAAACGGATGCGCTTGAAGCGTGGATCGCCGATGCCGTCAATACCGGCGGGGAGATTCCATTCGCGCTGATGCCCACGCCCGTTCCCGACCTTCCCGAGGACCGCAAGAGCACCATTGTCGATGAGGTGGCGCGAGCCTACCAGGACGCGATCGCCAGCGGGTTCCCGATGTCGTCCAAGGATGTCTACGAGGCGGCAAGCAACATGTTCGATATGGCCCAGGAGGAAGAATACCAGCAGGCCAAGGCCCGCGCGGACGCGATGGAACAGAAGATGCGCGACCAGATGCTGGAAGGCGGATACTCCGAGGCGTTCGACGAGTGCATCCGCGATTACGCGATGTATCCGTCCTGCATCATCAAGGGACCGATCCTGAAACGGGAGAAGACGCTCGAATGGATCGACGGGGCGGTGCAGGTGACTGATACGATCCGCCATACCTGGCAGCGGGTGGACCCGTTCAAGTTCTTTCCCGCCCCGAATATCGCCAATGCCAACGAGGGGTATGTGTGCGAGCTGATGCAGATCGAACGTTCGACGCTCCAGGCGCAGATCGGGAATCCGGGCTGGAACGCGGGGCAGATCAACGCGGTACTGGAGGCGGAGGCCGGTATGCTGACCGTGGCCCAGAGCGGTTCGGCCAGCGAGCAGGCGCTACTGGAGAACCGCGACACGATGATCAACGAGGGGGCTTCGGCCTCCGCCGTCTGGGCGGTGGGGTACTGGGGCAAGGTCAACGGGGCGGCGCTCAAGCAGTGGGGCCTGGCGAAGAAGGCCAATGAGGAGGATATTCTCGCCAGCCACTACTACGACGTGCAGGCGATACTGATCGGGCGCTATTGTGTCCGTTGCATCCTCAACCCGCACCCGCTCGCACACCGGCCCTACCACACCAGCAGCTTTGTGACGGTCTCCGGCTCCATCTGGGGGCGGGCGATGGTCGAGAAGATGGCCGACGCCCAGCGCGGCTACAACTCGGTTTCCCGGCAGATGATGAACGCGATGGCCGAAGCCAGCCGCCCGCGTTCGATCGTGGACGTGGACGCGCTGGACCCGAATTGCACCAAGGACGACTATCCCGGAAAGCAGTGGCTCTACTCCGGACAACGGATGCAGGCCAACAGCACCCGCAAGCCGGTGGACTACTACCAGCCCCAGGTGAATGTCTCGCAGTATCTCAAGATGCTGGAGCATTACGAGACGGCGGCGGATAACCGCACGCTGGTGCCGCGCTACATCCAAGGCGAGACGAACATCGGCGGGGCGGGGGATACGGCCGCCGGGCTTTCGATGCTGATGAGCGCATCGCACAAGGGGATCAAGCGCAGCCTGGGCAACATCGACCGCGGCATGATCCGCTCCACGGTTCAGGATCTCTACGCGCATAACCTGGTGTATCTGCCTGACGACAAGTGGAAGCACATCAAGGGGGATTGCCGGATCGAGGCGCGCGGGGCGCTCCACCTGATCCAGAAGGAAACCGTGATGATGCGGCGCCAGAACTTCCTGAACAGTACCAACAACCCGGTTGACCTGGAAATCATCGGCGCGGAAGGCCGCGCGGAAGTGCTGCGGGCCGTGGCCGAGGAGCTTTCCCTCTCAACATCCGACATCGTGCCCGACAAGAGCGTGCTACAGCGCCGGGCGCGCGAGGCGATGAAACAACGACAGATCGAGCAGGACGCGGCACTGGCCGGCGCACCGTTGCCGCCGGACCAGCAGCCGCCACCGGCAGCAGGCGAACCACAACCCCCAATCGAGGACGCACCACAATGAGCCAGAACCTACACAGGAAACTTCGGCGGGCAGGCGTACAGCGGGCCGAACACAACGCGCGGCGGATGTTCCAGGTGGCCTTATCGAAGATGCAGGCCCTTGAGGTGACCTTTATCGAGACGCTTAACGAGCTTCCCTTCTGGCGGCGCGCGTCAATGGCGGTCCGGCTGGTATTCGCCCGGATGCGCCCGATTGCCACGGTGGATAAGAAAGAAGCCAAAACAGAAAAGAAAGAGGTCTCTCGTGGATAATCCCGAACATACCCATCTTTGCGACACATGCCTCCATGAGTTTGCCGTATGCCCAGGCAAAGCGAAAGTCTATGGGATTGACGTTGACCCAAGCGCAAGAGACGAGGCCGCAGACACGGTGCTGAAGTGCGATGCGTACACAGCAAAGGACGGTGCCAGATGATCACCCCACAGGACAACGAGATCGAGGCGGCGGCGATGGTGCAGATGCGCATGGGCCGGGAGTTCAACGCGCTGATGGTGATGGTTGCCACGAATGCGGACGTTGACCGCAAGACGGCAATCGCCCGAGGCGCGAGCGAGAACCGAGAGGAGAACTGCGGGCGCGCCCAGGTGTGGCTGGAACTCCAGGACTTCCTGGCCGGGGCGGCAGACCGCTGGGAGCAGATCGAGAAGCGGCGCAAGGATAAACAGCAGCAGGACGGCGAAAGCGCCGCGGATACCTTCACGGACCCCTACGAGGAATGCTTTAACTGATTTTGCGCGTGGGGCTGGTGCCCCCGCATACAAAAAGAGAACGGCGAAGACCGGCGGATACGGCCCTCCAGCAAGAGGACACCTGAAAACGCGACTGGCTCGCAAAGAAGGAGAGACGAGAAATGGCAGCAGACGCAAAAGAGCATGTACCGGCAAGGCTGGTGGACGAGGAGAAGGCGGCGGAGGCGGAGTTCCTGGCAGGCGGGGTGAATCCCGACGAGGCAGGCGCGACGGCTGACGGCGTTACCGATCCCGACCCCACGCCCGCGACGGACCCGGCACCGGATGCGCAACCGCCCCAGGGCGACACTGCGACACCCGCTGATGACGGACACCCGGCCCCGGCAACAAGCGAGGATGGCGACATGGCGACACGACTGGCGGCAGCGGAGCAACGGGCGGCAGTGGCGGAGCAGCAATACCGGACACTCCTGGGCAAGTACAACGCGGAGGTGCCGCGCGAGCAGCACCGCACGGCGGACCTGCAACAGGAGTTGACGGCGCTGAAAGCCGAGATTGCCACCCTGAAGGCCGGGAAACCGGCAGACAAGCACGATGCGAAGCCAGCGGCAACGAAAGAGGCAGAGATCCCGAGCGCGACCGACCCCGCCAATCCTTTCGGGTTGACGGCGGAAGAACTCGAGTACGGCGGTGAGATGATCGGACTGGCGGAGAAGATCGCCAGGAAGATCATTGACCGGGAAGTGGGCGACATACGCGGCAAGACCGAGACGGTGAGCAAGGAACTGGCCCAGCGCAAGCAGGACGGTTTCTACGGCGAGCTCGACGGACTGGCCCCGGACTGGCGCACGCTCAACGCCGATGAGAGATTCGCGGCGTTCTGCCAGGAGGTCGAACCGAACAGCGGTCTGCTGTGGCAGGATATTATCGACGCGGGGCAGCAGCGCATGGATCCCGTGCGCGTGTCCAACGTGTTCAATGCGTTCCGCCAGAAGGCAGGCGGGACGAAACCGGCCCCGAAGTCGGCGGCCGTTACCCCCGTGGATGCGCAGGTTGCTCCCGATGCGGCGCCCTCTCCCGCCCCTGGCGGAAAGAAGGTCTATACGCTCAAGGAGTACGACGCGCTGATGAACAACATCATCCATGGGCGGTACACGAACGAGAAGGCAAGGAAAATCGAGGCTGAACTGGATGCCGCGATCAACGAAGGGCGCGTCAAGGGTTGATGCGTCCGGGGATTGGTGTACGCGCGGTGGCTGGTATGGCCGATGAATAGAGGAAAGAAGGTGGAATAATGGCATTCCCAGTAGCTCAAGGCTCGCAGAGCCATAGCGGTACCCTGATCCCGACGATCTGGGCGAAGAAGTTCCTGAAGTACTTCTACATGTCCACGGTGCTGGCGGCGATCAGCAACACGGATTATGGGGGGGAGATCAAGGAGCATGGCGACAAGGTTGAGGTGAACGTGCTGGTGGGCGGCGAATCGCACGAGTACGTCAAGGGGCAGAAACTGAACTACACGGAGCTGTCGAGCGCCACGCGCACGCTGATGATCGACCGTGGCCGTTCGTTCCAATTCCCGGCCAGCTACATCGACAAGGCCCAGGCGATGAAAAGCCTGAATTTTGTCGAGCAGTGGTCCGATCACCTGTCGCAGATCACGAAACGCGACATTGAGCACATCGTGCTTAGTGAAGTGTTCACCTCGGCTGCGGCTGAAAACGCCGGCGACAGAGCCGGAGCGGATACTGGCGATTACGACCTCGGCGTGGCCGGTACCCCCAAGGCACTGACCAAGACCGACATCATCGACGATATTGTCAACTGGGGCGACGTGCTCGACCAGCAGAATATCCCTGATGATGGACGCTGGATCGTGTTGCCCACCTGGGCCTGCGCGATGATCAAGAAGTCCGAGCTTCGCGACGCGAGCATCACCGGCGACGGCAAGAGCGTCCTGCGCAATGGCCGGATCGGCATGATCGACCGTTTCGAGGTCTACTCCAGCCGCAATCTGCTTTCGGTTGCCGATGGCAGCGGCGCGACGGCCTGGAATGCGATGGCCGGACACAAGAGCGCGATCACGTTCGCGACGCAGTTGACCGCCAACGAGCGGATCAAGAACCCGGATGACTACGGCGACCTGATCCGCTCGCTGCAAAGCTTCGGCTTTGCCGCGATGCAGCCGACGGCGCTGGCGCATCTGTATATCCGCAAGGGATAAACCGCCCGGTACCAGGTGCCGCCTCCCGATTACCGGGAGCGCGGCACCCCACCGGTTTTGAATAACGAGTAAAGAAGGAGAAAAGAATATGGCTATCAAATCACATCTGGTGACCACCACCGTGGCGCACCTTAACGTCCATGCCGCCCGCCCGGTCCATATCGTGGAAGCGATTCTGGACACGGCGGCCGTGAACATGGCCCAGAACGACGTGGCGCTGCTGTTCTATGTGCCGCCCCGTCACCGCCTGGTGAACCTCCGTGCCGAGGTTCTGACGGTCGAGGGTGCCGCCGGTACCATCGACGTAGGCCCCTACAGTGATGCAGGCACCACGGCAGTCGCTGCCGACGGGCTGCTCGACGGGGTGAACGTCAACGCACTGACGCACGCCAACAGCGTGACCGACGGTGCCGATCTGGCGGCCAAAGGTGTGACGACCGGCGCGACCGGGCAGTACATCTGCGCGCAGGCGGTCGATGCTCTGGACGCGGCCAAGATCAAGTTCCAGGCCGAGATGATCCCCTACGACGGGTAAGGGATGCAAACGCCCCGCTCCCTTCCTGCCAACGGCTCAACACCAGGCGGGAGGGGGGCTTTAGCCAATCCATAGAAAAGGACAGGAATAGACCATGAGCAAGGATGTAAAGACGATCAAGATTTTAAGGCGCGAAGACGGACGCGAGTTTACCTACAGCCCCGAGCTGGACGGACTGGTCCGCAAGGGACAGCTTCGTCTGATCGAGAAGAAGTTCGAGGGCGGCGTATTCGTTGATGAGGTCGATTTGACCAAACTCGACGACGACAACAGCGAGACCATGCTGCGCGCGGCAATCGCCCGCAAGTGGCCCCACCTGGTCGAATTGATCGACCAACCCGAGGTCGCGAAGCTGGCGGTGAAGATGGCTGGCGGTGACGATGGCAAGCCGAGCAAGGTGCTCTCGCTTCCCGGCGTGAAGGCCGGTGGCACGGAGACGGTGCCGGAACCGGATAGCGACGAGGATAGCCTGAAGGGAGACGACGAGCAACCGCCGGAGGGCAAGCCGAACGCCGACAAGCAGCCGGAACCGCCGGTTGACCCGCTGGCCGCGAAGATTGCCGATTTCGCGGACGCGATCCGCAAGACGCCCGGACGCGAGGGCAAGCAGGCGTTTGCGGCGAAACACGGGATCAAGATCGAGCAGGCTGCCGCCGGTGCGATGGTGGCCGAGGCGGTTGCCAAGTTCGAGGCCAAACTGAAGGCCGACAAACCGGAGGCCGACAAACCGGAGGCGTAAGCCATGGGTGCCTTGTACGATCTTCTCTCGCAGGTTGCCCCCTTCGTGGTCGATTGCCCCGAAGGGGTGCAGACGTTCGCCCTCCGGCGGGCGGCGGCGCGGTTCCTGGCGGATTCGTTCGCCTGGACCATGCCGCTCTCCGCCGATGCGGACGGTACGCAGGCGATGGAGCTATCCGCGTTCACGCCCGCGCTTCCGGCGGGGACGGTCGTGCTTTCGGCACTTTCGCTGATGATCGACGAGGTGGAGCCCTCGCTTTCGCCGCGCTGGATCGTCAAGCAGGGCAGCATCTACTTTGATCCGGCCCCCGCACTGGGGGCGGAACTGCTGTTGACCGTGGCGGTAGGTGGTATCCCGCAGGCGATTACCGAATTGCCGGACCTGATCCTGGCACGCTACGGCGACGCGATCGCGGATCTGGCCCTGCATTACATCTATGTGACCACCGGACGGCCCTACTACGACCGCGAGGGGGCCGAAACGGCCTATGTGCGCTACCGGCAGGGATTGCACGAGGCCAACGTGGACCGGCTGACCGGCGGGCGTGCCGGGGTAGCCGCGCTTACCAACCCGATGCCGGACTATTTCTAGGAGACCGTTATGCAGGCAAATACCATCCTGATCCCGGCAAGGCGCGAACTGCAGGACGAGTTCGCGGGCAAGTGGCCCGATAACGTGCTCTTTGGCTACATTGCCGACGGGCTGGCGGAAATGCTGCGCCTGCGCCCGGACCTGCTGCTTTCCAACGATGGCGACATGCAGCCGGGCGGGATGGATGGCGGCGGGCTGGGCGGCTCCTATGTGCGGATCCGGCGCGGGCGGCTCGAAATCTGGGATAGCGGGCTGTCGGCCTGGGTGGCCGTCTCGATGGAGAACGGCACGTTCGTGCCCCTGCTACCCGATGACCAGACCGAGACCGCGCTTTCCCCGGACGGGGTGACGCTCGACGGGGAAACCGAGATCGCGATCAATGACGCCTCGATGGTGGCCCCGCTCGTGCAGTATGTAATCTACCGGGGCAAAATGCAGTTCGCCGAGGGCGTGGAAGCGCAGAACGCGGCCACGACCCATCACCAGGCGTACCGCTCTCGGCTGGGCGTTGACAGGAGGGCATGATGATGAGAAACCGATGGCTTTTCGTGTATGTGCTGCTGCTCGCACTGTCCTGCTGGCTGGTCTGGCCCGCGCTGGCTCCCGCCCAGTCCGCACCAACCGGATTCTCGCGACTCGGGACAACCGTGCTGGCCGGCACCAATGGCGTCGTGAGTCAGCCGTCTGATTTCTGGATGAATAATGTCGTGGGGGCAGGCGACATCGGCGTTGATACCGATTCGCAGGGCCGCTTGCGCATCCATGTGATGATCTCCACCAACATGAGCGTATCCGTGCAGTGGGATAGCCTTCTCAATATGCCAGCCGTATTGCAGGACCATGCCGCGCTGTCCAACGCCGTCACCCAGGCGGCAAGTGCCTTGCAGACTGAGGTCGACCCCGCCTTCGCGACGTGGCTTGCCGGTGACTGGGTTGACATCAACCAATCCATCCAGCTTGCCATCCAGCAGGCGGCGCAAAGCGCAAACCTCGGCGGCGATCTGCTGACAGTCGACGGCAACGCCACCGTCATTGCCGTGCGCAATATTCCCGTGGCTAATACCGTTCCGCAAGTCGGCCAGACGTGGCTGATGGGAGATGACGGCATCATGTGCCCCGGCAGTGTCGCGCAGGACGGGGCGGTTACTGGCTTCGTTGCAGTCGAGGATACCGCCACCGGGGAGGATATGCCGCCGGATACGGTCGGTTTCACGCGCGAAATCCGGGGCGGTCAGGCTGTCCTGCCCTTCTATATCGGCGGGACCGAGATCGGTTTCTTTTCAACCAACGGTCTATCGCTCACGATAGGGAGCCTCAATTACCTCAACGACGTGTTCCTTGAAGCGTTCTTCCGCGCGCAGGACGGCACGGTCGCAACCCCGGCATACGCCTTCGCGGCGGATACCACGATGGGATGGTATCGAAAGAGCGACGGCGGCGGCTATGTCTGGGCGTATGCGCAGGGCGGGCAGGATGTGGCATTGCTGGGGCCGGACCGCCTTGAGGTGGCAACCGGCAAGAAACTCTATCTCCCGGTCGGCTCGATGCTGGCCCCGTCGCTCTCCATGCTCTGCGATACCGGGCGCATGGGCTGGTACTCCAAGATCGACACCACGACCGGCGACCGCGCATGGGCATTCACGCACGGGCTATACGGCGAAATCCTAAGTATCACCCCGCAGGGCATACGGCTGTCGGCGGGCAAGACCATCTACGGATTCGATGGCGGCGGCGGGGCCAACGATACCAACGCCGTGCTCAAATCCTCGACATTCACCGCCTGGACCAATGCGGGCGGCACGTTCACCAATGAGGGCGTTGTGGCCACATCCCCCCTGCTTTCCAATGGCGTGGCCACGGTTTCCTATGACGCCAGCGGCATGATCCCGGTGGTTGCGCAAATGAGCCCCGACGGATCGGCCTGGTCAACCTTTGACGCGACCAATACGGCGATGATGGTGCGGCTGCTGGCAACCAACGCCATTCCTCTGCCCTGCGATGGTACGGTGACAATCAGCAATATCGTGGCGACGAGCTACACGCAACCCGATCTGTTCGGCACGGTGAATGATACCGCCGGCCAGACCGTGCTGGTGGATTCGCCTACGGACCCGCGCGGCGTCGTCAACCTCTCAACGCTTGACACCGCCGTCCAGGCGGGCGTTGCAGCCGTGGCCCCCGACGCATGGAGCCAGTACCCCGCCACGCAGATTGTCCAGGCTCCCAAGGGAATCGCGCTGGGCGGTATCTGGTCGATCACAACCAACGCGACCGGGCTGGCAATCAGTGGCGGCGGTCTGCCTTTCATGACGATGGAGGATGGCGATGGCAGCTTGCAGGGGTTGACGATCGCCGCCATGTCCATCACCGGGAGTGTTGCCACGATCGACGTTGCCACCAATGGCGTTGCGGGCCGACCGCTGGCGCAGTGGGCCGCCTCGCTCTCCGAACCGGTCGTCTGGATGACACTTACCCCATCCTGCGAAACATACCCCGCACTGACAAACGGCTATTACCGCATTGTCGCCACGCTCCCGGGAGGTACAAGCGGTTTCGTGTGCGCCGCCTATGAGGCCAATCACCCGACGGTATCGATTCGTGCCAATGTGATCCCCGCGGAGGGCGGCACCTACGATCTGGGCAATGAGCAGAAACCCTGGCGCTCGCTGTATCTGGAAGGCGACACCCTCTATGTCGGAGGTTTCCCGATCAGTGCGTCAACCAATGGCGTGCTTAGCTTCGGGGGGAATGTAATCGGCGAAACGCAGGAATACTATGAGTCGCGCACAAACGATACCTTTGCCCTGATGACATCACTGATCTCCGCGACAATTTCCAGTGCTCCAACCGCACCCACGTTCACCCCGCCATCACCAAGCGCATTCGACTGGGGCACGCTATCGACTAATTACCCGCTTAGTGAATGGGTTCGTTTCTCAACCAACAACGTCCCGGAATAAACGGAGAATACATGAAACCAAAATTCTATAATTCAATTCTGGCAACTATTGCAGCAGTCATGTTTTGTGTTTCAATTTATGAGTCAACCGCGATTGACGATTTCGTCCTGCCTCCAAAACCCGGAACAGATCTCCCTTCTGCCGACTGGTACATGTTCAGTTACGTCAACTGGGCGATCGCACAAGCTCTTGCCAACAGCGAATCATCCATTACAAACCTTGTCGCCGTGCAAGAGGCGATAGATGAGCTGGCTGAAAGACTCGCCGCGATAGAAGGTGCGGTCCCTCCGCAGATAACCACGTCGCGTACCGTCGAGGGCGAGCTGGAAGGACGTGTTGATGATACAGTGGAAGACCTGGCAAACGTCAGGGCAGAGTTATATGTAGAGATCAATCAAAAGGCTGACCACGATGATTACAAGTTTCATGAGAAGTTGATCCTTGTTGCTGGTGACGGGATTGGTGTCTCTGATCCATCAACGCCTGGCGCTAATCTTTCGTATGTGACAATCTCTCTTGCATCCAATGCGGTGGGCGAGGCAATCGCCTTTACAAATGGCCCGCTGATCACGATCGATAGCACAGCGGCGACTACGAGCGCACCAACATCATTCACGATTGGCGTTGATGAGGCGGCGCTGGAGGACATGTTGCCGGTGGTCGAGGGGCCAACCAATGGAACGCTGCTTTCGGTGGCTTCCGCCGATGACGGCACGTCCACCACCTATACCGTGGAACTTGATGAGGCGGCGCTGGCAGGCATGTTACCGGTGGTCGAGGACGGTTCCAGTACATTACTTTCCGTCGTTCCCTCAGGCGGTACTGGCGGCACGGCAACCACCTACACGGTTGATTGCGACGAAACCGCGCTGGCAGGATGGATCGGAACTCAAACCTGGTATGAATCCTGGTTGACTGACACTGAATGGGAAGATGGATTCCCTACCTATGACGATCGTTACCTGATGCTCGATGCGTCCAATGA